GAAAAACCTATGCCCCACAAAAGCCCCCGCCGTTAACTTGCGCGGTGATTATGCAAGCCCCGGCAAGCTTGCTTTCCGCCCCGCTGCCGCCCCGGTGCCGGTGATCCATCCGGCCGCTTTGCTTCCCTTTAAGATGCCGTCATATCTACTGTCAGTAGAGGCGGACGCAAAAACCGACAAAGGCACGGCAAGCGGTTATTTGACCGGCATTCTTTACTTGGCCCCGGGCCAGCTTGCCGGCGTGGGTAACCTTTGCCCCCATGCGTCCGCCGGTTGCCTGGCCGCTTGTCTCTTTACGGCAGGCCGTGCCGGCATATTTGAGGCGGTCAACGCCGCCCGGGTAATGAGAACCCGTTTTCTACATGACAACCGCGCCGGCTTTATTGCCGGCCTAAAAGGGGAAATTACCGCCCTGATCAGGAAAGCAAAGCGGCGGGGCTTGCGGCCCGTGCTACGTCTTAACGGCACAAGTGACTTGCCATGGGAAAAGTTAGCCCCGGAAATATTCACGGACTTCCCCCGGTTGCGCGTGTATGACTATACCAAGTCTTTACGGCGTGCCGTTGCCTTTGCTAAGGGTGAGCTGCCCCGCAACTATCATTTAACTTTCTCTTATTCTGAAACAAACGCCGCCGCCGCCGGGATTGCCCTTGCCGCCGGCGTGAACGTTGCCGCCGTGGCGGACGGGGTAAGGCCGGGGCAAAGGTTCGCTTTGCCTGGCCTGTCGGAACCCCGCCCCACCTTTTCCTCTGATCGGCATGATTTGCGGTTTCTAGATCGAAAGGGTAAGGACGGCAAAGGCCGGATTGGTATTCTAAAAGCCAAGGGGAAAGCAAAGGCCGACAAGTCCGGCTTTGTTATCCGCGCAACCGCCGCCGCAAATGCCTGACTATTCCGACTTCAAATTGATAGGCCGCCGTTATTCTGTCCTATGCCGGGACGGGATAAAGCGGACGTCCGTCCGCACGTCCGGCGGCTGGTTTGAAACGTGCCGGGGTTCCATTCAAATTACCGTTGCCGGCAAACGCCGGACGGTTTCCGGCTTTATTGACCTAGGCGAATTGACGTTTGAAGGGACTTCGACAAACGCCGCCCTGATCCCTTGGACAGCTCACAAGCCCCGCCTGGCTGCCGCCGCCCTACGTTTGATAAAGGCTACGGCATATGGCCACGGCGCCCCCGGTTATATATGGGATTGGGCAGCGGATCATGCCGCCGCCCTTGCTGGCGGTTGCCGTCACTATTACGGCACGGGGCAATGGCATGAAGGCGGTTGCGCGGCCCGTGCCGTGCTTAAACGGTTGCCGCCGGAGCTGCTGCCCCGGCTTGCCGTTTACTTTGATAAATTGGCCGGCCTTTATCGTTTGTTCGATCCAATCGACCAAAGCCCCGTTGCCGCCCCGCCGCCCCCGCCGCCGCCCTTGGCATAATGCCCCGCCGCCCCGCAACCCTTACAAGCCCCGCCCCGTGCGGGGCTTTTCTTTTCCCTAATTCGCAACCGTTCAACCGTGCCGCACAAGCCCCGCCCTTTGCCTTTAAGGGCCGCTTGCCGTCCGCCCTTCCCCTTTCCCCTTTCCGCCCCGTGCCGCCCCGCCTGGTCAAAGCCGGGGCAGCTTGCCGCCCCGTCCGCCCTTGCCGTCCGTCCGCCGCTTGTGATCCTTGCGCGGACGGGGCCGCCGTGCCGCTTCCCTTGCCCCGTGCCGCCCTTTGCCGCCGCTTGCGGGGCTTCCCCTACCCTTGCCCCGTCCGCTGGCCTGCCGCCGGCACGGTCAAACCCTTGCCGCCGGCCTGCCGCCGGCCCCGTGCCGCCCCGGAAGGGCGGCAACCGTTGCCGCCGGTGATCACCGGCCGCGCCGCCGCCGTCCGCCGGCGGTTGAAAGTGGGGTTTACAAATCAAAGGTAAGTAACTAACCATTGATGCGAAACATGGGCGGCGAGCTAATGATTTAATCATTAGTAAAGATGTCATGTTTCGTTCAGGTGAACAGGTGTTCACTAGTGAACTGGTGATTCATGGGGGGTCGCCAGGCGGAACTCATACTGACCCCTTAAAAAATCAGGTTTTTTTCATTTTCCCCATAAAAAATTCATTTTTAGGGGCGTGAAATCGGATTTTTCTGGGATTTTCCTACGCATTTTTGCGGGGATTAATCGGCCATAATCTCCGCGCCGTCGACACGTCGACACGCATATGTCGATTTATTATAGACAACTTTTAGCCAATAAATACGGCCATTAAATAGGACACACATTGCTGGCTACGCATGGCCGACGTGAATGATCCAAAAACGTCGACCCCCTAAAATATTGCGACCCCTTTTATTTTTCCGAAGGATTTCCCCCCCTTGGGGTATAAGTATTTCATTGCCTTTGTTTTTTCGGGCGGTACCCCTAGGGGGATGACAAATCCCCTATTGATGACGCTGGCTGCGACGCTTGCGTCCATGCCTGCTGAAGCCCGTGACAAGGCCGAGTTGCTTATCCTGACGAACGCCATCGGCGCGGTCGAGAGCGGCATGAACTACGCCGCCGTGGGCGACGCCGGCAAAGCGGTGGGGGCTTGGCAGGTACACGTCGCCGCCTGGATTACGGCGAACCAATGGCGCGAGCGGCACGGCCTACCGAAGATCAGCCGGCGGGAATGGCGGGTGCCGGAGAACCAGCGCGGCATCGCCTTGGCCTATGTGACGTGGTGCAAGGAGCGGCTCGTCGACGACGGCATCGTGAAGCCGACGCCTGAGCAAATCTATCTGGCCTTCACGATGGGCTTCAGCGGGGCGAAGTCGGTAGGCCATAGCCTAGTCACCGCGCCGAAGGCGAAAGCCGATGCGGCGGAGCGGGTGGGCAACATCTATCGGGAGCTGACCAAGTGAAGTCCTACCTCTGCATCGACCCCGGCGCGTCTGGCGGCTGGGTGCTGGACGAAGGCTCCCAGATTACTTGGGGCGACAACGACGGCCTGGTCGAACTGTGTCCGCCGATCAACACGACGGTGGTCATCGAGAAGGTGCCGGCGTTCGTCGGCCCTATCCCAGCGTCGGCGTCGTTCAAACTGGGCTACTCCTACGGCTGGATCGTCGGCCTGTGGCAGGGGCGCGGATTCAAGGTCGTGCTGGTGACGCCGCAGGAGTGGCAGAAGACGATGGGCGTCGGCACGAAGAAGGGCGGCGGTCATACCACGTCGGCTTGGAAGGGCATCCTGAAGCGGGAGGCTCAACGCCGCTTCCCAAGCGTGGAAAAAATCACGCTCAAAACGGCTGACGCTTTTTGCTTGCTCTCCCACGCGCAGCAATTCAACCTCTGACTTCTCTCCCATGATCAAGAAACTCATCAAGACCCCGCCAGCTCGCCTGCTGGCCTCCATCCCTGACACCGAGTACGTCGTCCTTTCGGACGGCACCGTGGCGCGTCGGCTCAAGCCCTACGTCGTCAACACTAAGGTGTCCTACAACATGATGCTGGACGGCGTCCTCCGCCGGGTTTCCAGCCGCAAGCTCCTCGCCGCCGCAAAGGCCCTCGCCTGATATGAAATATGTCCTATACTGTTTCCTCGTCACTACCGCTACGGTATTCCTGTTCGTCGCCGCCGCCGCCTTCTTCGGCGTCCTCAAGGCTCGCAAGGACAAAGGAAAGACCGACGACGACATGGCCACGGGTATGCTCGCCAGCGTCATCTGCTGGATGCTCGGAGGTCTTTTCATCTTTCTCGCTCACCTCGCCTCTTAACATGGAAAACAACGAACTCGTCCCCGTGACGCCCCAGTCGCACGACCTCGCCGTCACCGGCGTCTATGACCGCATCTCCGACCCGATGCAGGCGATCAAGACCATCGGCCTGGCCATCTTCAAGTCCGGCATCTTCGGCCTCGATAAGCCCGAGCAGGGCGAAATCCTCGCCATGCAATGCATGGTCGAAAAGAAGTCCCCGCTGGAACTGGCGCGGACGTACCACTTCATCCAAGGGCAGCTCGCCATCCGCTCCGACGCCTTGCTGGCCAAGTTCCAGCAGGCCGGCGGCACGGTCGTCTGGACGGAGCGAACCGACGAGAAGGTGAAGGCCACGTTCCGTAAGGGGACGTCGTCCGCCGATATTGTCGCCGACATGAAGGAATACGTCGGCAACGGCACCGCCTTAGGCAAGGACGGCAAACTGAAGGACAACTGGAAGAAGTGGCCGCGCCGGATGTTGACCGCCCGTGCGATCAGCGAGGGCGTCCGCCTTATCGCCCCGGAGTGCTGCTTTGGCACCTACACCGTCGAAGAACTCGACGCCACGCCTTCACGTCCCGTCGTCCGACAGAATACCCTCACCCTCGACGAACTCGTCCCTGAAGCCAAGCGGGACGCCGCCGTCGCCGTGCTGCGGCAGGTGGGCCACTTGACTCCTGAGCAGGGTTGGGCAGACATCTCGCAGGACTTGGCCGACACCCTTTGCAAGAAGCCTGGCCCGTTCCTCACCGCCGTCGACTCGCACCTTTCCCTATGAGCCACCCCCCCGAAGAAATCGTCCACGAATTTAAGCCCCTGCCCGACCGCTCGCCGGAAGATCAGGTGAAGGCGTTGACCCAGATTGTCCACCAGATGAGCCAGAACTGTTTCGAGGTTCGCCTTGAGCTGAACGACCTGCGCGAGCAAAACGTCGACCTGATGAAGGAACTGCTCTACCTCCGCAGCATCGTCAGCGTCGAGGCCGTCGCCAATTACCGCAACCTCACCAAGAACTGACATGGACGAAACCAAACTCCTCATCTGCATTAACATCGCCCTGACCACCCTCACGATGATCCTCATCGACTTCAAATCCAAGAAATAATCCCATGAGCAAACAAATCCCCGACGAAGAGTATAACAACCATCCCGGCCTGTCGCAGAGCGGTGCGAAGGAACTGTTGCGGTCTCCCGCGCACTACCTCGCCTACCTCGACCGTGACCGCAGCGAGCAGACGCCGGCCCAGCGGCTCGGCACCCTGATTCACCTCGCCTCGCTCCAGCCCAAGGTCTTCGACGCCACCGTCGTCGTCGCCCCGGACTGCGATAAAAGGACTAAAGAGGGAAAAGAAATCTGGGCCGCATTCCAGTCCACGCTCAAGCCTGGTCAGGAAGCCATCAGCCAGAAGGACGGCGAGCTGGTCACCAATGTGTCCATCGCCGCCCGTGCCGGCCTAGACAAACTGATGAAGGACTTCGACGGCGAGTCGATGATCACCGAAGTCCCGATGGTCGGACGTGTCAACGGCACGGACATCAAGGGCAGGCTCGACGCCATCATCACGACGAAGAGCGGCAAGCGTATCGTGGTAGACGTCAAAACCACAATGGACGCCGGCGCGAATTCCTTCGGTCGTGATATCGCCAACTATATGTACTTCTTGCAATCCGCATGGTATATGACGCTGGCCCACGCCGATCAGTTCGTCTTCCTCGCCGTCGAGAAGGACTTCCCGAATTGCTGGGCGACGTACACGCTCGACGACGCCGCGCATCAGAAGGGTCTCGCCATGATGAACTCGGCTATCGACCTGTTCCGTTCCTGCAATACGTTCAAGCAGTACCCAGGCTACCCGCAGGAAGTCCAGACGCTCTCGCTCCCCAAGTGGGTACAGTAACTCTCCCCCAACCACAACCCATAACCCAATACCATAACATGGCATTCAAGTTCAACCCCAACGCCGCCGAGGATCGCAAGTATGTGACCAAGGCCGGCACCTACACGGCGACCGTGCAGGGTGCGAAGCAGGACTACCTCCCGCCCCGCGCCGACCTGTACGCCCGCATCACCTTCGTGACCACCGAGGGCGAGACCGTCTTCGGCGACCTGTTCGCCAAGCCGGACAAGAACGGCGGCCACGAACGCCTGGAGCAGTTCCTTGCTGCTTCGGCCACGGACGAGGAGGTCAAGGAGTACGTCGCCGGCGGCGAGCTGGAGGTCGACGAGACCTTCCTTGAGAAGATTCTGGCCCGTGCTAGGGGCCGAAACCTCAAGGTGCGCGTGACCGAGCGTAAGTACACCAAGAAGGACGGGACGGAGGGGGTGGCCTACCAGGCGTCCTTCTTCACCCGCCTGCCCAACGGCCCGGTGATCGCCCCCTTCTAAAGGGGGATATAGGCGGTACCTAAGGGGGAACGAAAGTTCCTCCTTTTTTGTGCTTGTGTTGCCGACGCCGATGCACACAACAAAGGACGCCACCCGCATAATACCCATAACACCCATGAAAATCACCGAAGAACAACTCATCTCGTTTGTGCGCGATGAAATCGACACCAGCAAGATGTCCAAGAAGAAGTACCTCCAATACGTCCTTGAAGCCCTCAAGGAACCGATTGAACACGAAGTCTCCTTCAATCCCGAAATCGAAGACAACTGGACGCACACGATCTGGCTCTGCGAATACCCGAGCTACGTTTGCTCTAGCGTCGCCTGCGACGGCGGCGAGCGTAGCCGCTACTGGCTGGACAAGCGTATGTCCGGCACCGAGTACGCCTGCATCTTCAAGGCCAACCCCGACATTGATTACATCGTCCTCCGCTGCGGCAACAAGCGTCCCCGCTATATCATCGTCGACGGCAGCAAGTACCGCAACCTCGCCAACTAACATGGAACTCAAGCTCCGAGACTATCAGGAAGCCGCCGTCACCGCCGCGCTGTCGCACCTCGCCAAGGGCGTCAACCCTCTGGTGATCGCTCCGACGGGTGCCGGCAAGACCGTCATCGCATCCAGCATCATGCACCGCTGGCAGGCCGGTACGAACCGCAAGTGTTTCTTCGTGGCCCATCGCAAGGAACTGATTGACCAGGCGGCTGCGACGATGATCCGTGCTGGCGTGGTCGGCGAAGCCCTGTCCGTCTTCTCCGCTGACTTCGACCATATCTCCGCCGAAGACAAGGCCACCGCGCTGGTCGTCTTCGACGAAGCCCACCATGCCGTCGCCTCTTCGTGGGCTAAGTTCAACGCAGCCTTCACCGGCCCTAAGGTCGCCGTGACCGCCACGCCTGACCGTCTCGACCGCCAGCGTCTGGAAACCGTCGGCTTTGAGACCGCCTACGAGATTGCCATCCGCACCCTTATCGAGCAGGGTCACCTCGTCCGCCCGATGGCTCAGAAGATGCCCGTCGAGATGAGCCTCATTCGCCTGCGCGGTTACGAAGACGCCTTGGAAGCGGTCGCCGACAGCATCGTCGCCGAGCTGAACCGCTGGGATCGCAAGAAGGCCATCGCCTTTCTGCCCGACGTCGACTCCTCGCTCCGCCTGGTCGCCCACCTCCGCCAGCGCGGCATCGAAGCCGGCCACGCCGACGGCAGCACGGGCAAGTTCCGTGCCGGCACCGTCGAAGCCTTTAAGAGCGGCGACCTGCGTGTCCTCTGCAACGTCAACCTTTTCACCGAAGGCTTCGACGCCCCCGAGACCGATTGCGTCATCCTGCTGCGTCCGACCCAGTCCCGCGCCCTCTGGTGCCAGATGATCGGGCGTGGCCTCCGCACGGCTCCGGGCAAGACCGATTGCCTCATCCTCGACCCCATGTGGATCAGCGGCGAGAATTCCTTCACGCCGGCGGACGCCTTCACGGTTCACCCGCAGGCCAAGTCCGCCCAGATTCAGGGGTCGCATGACCCGCTCGACGCCGCGCAGGGTTGCGACCGCCAGGCTGAGGAGGCCATGCTCCGCCGTATCGCCGCCGAAGAGCAGCGGTCGGCCACTAAGGAAGCCAAGGAACTGGGGCTGGTCGACCTGTCCGTCGCCTGTGCCGTCTTCGGCTTTGTCCTGCCGGCGTCGACGTCGGACTCGTCCATGTTCCACTACCAAGGCACCGAGCTGGCCCGCTACGGCGTTTATGCCAAAGGAATGACCGCTGACCAAGCCGATTGGATGATCGCCCGTCTGAAGGCACGGGAAGCCCTTAATCTGGCCACCGTGAAGCAGGTGCGTAAGTTGCAGCAGTTCGGGGTGCGCGGTGCCGAGCGTCTGTCCAAGGACTCGGCGTCGAAGGCCATCGCTGCCGACTGGCGTATGCAAAAGGGCGGGAGCCGACAGTCCCCCCTCCAAAAAATCTACGGACGAATCTTCGATAACTATGATGCCTAAAAATAACAAGCCGCTGGTCTTTATGATCACCGGGGTCGCTCGCGCGGGGAAGGACACCTTCGCCGCTTGTCTGATGGAACACTTCAACGGCAACGGTTGCCGTGCCGAGGTCTTCAAGTTCGCCGACGTCCTGAAGGACAGGGCGAACGACGTGCTTCGGGCGATGGGGGTCTTCAAGGCCGGGGAGCGGGACTTCCACGCCGAAGACTTCAAGGTTCGCCATAGGGGGCTGCTGGTCGAATTAGGCCGTACCCTCCGGGGGGTGGACAAAGATATCTTCGCTCGGCACCTGAACGCCCAAGTGCATATGTTCTTGGACTACGCGCCGATCGACGTCCGCCCCGTGGCCTTGGTCTCGGATTGGCGTTACCTGAATGAGTACCTGTTTTTGGCCAAGCACCTCGATGCCCAGATCGTCACGGTCGAGATGCAGCGGCCTGGTTACGGGCCGGCGAACGACGAGGAGGCGGGCAGCTTGGCGGACATGATGGCGTCCATGCAGATACTGCATACTCGGTTGGCGGTTGACCCCGCCGGCGTCCGTGCCGTAGCGTCTGAAATCTACCACATCTACCGATGAAACCAGACAAAGAACAAATCGACCGCCTAGGCTTTGAGGTCTGGGCAGACAACGCCATCGTGAACATGATGGAAAACCTGCCGCCTGACTGCACGGGGTTGAGTTGCCACGACGACGATATGAGCGTCCAGATCACCTTGGTCGGCAAGGACGTCATCGGACGAGTCCGCGCTTACGTTCCGGGCTACGGCTGGAAGCATCACGAACGCACGATCCGTCGTTCCTGCTATAACAACTGATGAGCCGCTTCATCCCAGTCGACCCCGAGAAGTGGGCGGCGATGGTCATCGCCCAGAGCGACCTCGTCCGCTATAAGGAAATCTGCGACGAGCTGGACGCCGAATGCACCCGCCTGAAAGACGAGAACGCCCGGTTGCGTTCGTTTTCCACGCGCACGATTATCCCAAACATAGACTTGGAAGCCGAGAACGCCCGGCTCAAGGCCGAGGTGCATCGTCTTGAAGAGATTGTTGGCTCTGATGCCATCGACAAAAAGTATGGGATGTGCTGTGACGCATCCGCACAGGTCGAGAGGCTGACCAAGGCCGGGGATGAACTTGAGCGAGTGCTTACGAGCAAGATGTCTTCTTATGAAGTCGGAAACGCCTCGTTCCAATGGCGAGCCGCCAAGGAGGGCAAGCAGCCGTGAAGCACCCGAAGCAGGTCGGTATGTCCTGCAAGAATACCCGCTTCATCAAAGCCTCCCTCACCCCCAACGAAGCCAGGCTTGTCGAGAAGACCACAAAAGCCGACCGTGATCGATGGAACGAACTGATGGCCAAACCTTGGAACAAATGGCAACCTCAAGAAGAGACAACTACGGCAAAATCAAGCAAGCGGTCGTCGAAGCCCACGCCGCCGGCCTGACCTACGCCGACGTCCAGGCCAAGTACGGCTACCGACGTGCCAGCCTTTACGAAGCCGCCCGACACCTTAACCTTAAACTCAAACCCTCCAAACATCGCACATGAGAAAGCCCCCTATCAACCTTACCCAGTATACCCATAAGATGCCACGCCGCTGCCACGCCCTGCTCGTCATCCTCGACGGGGGTAAGGTAGAGCATCCCGAGTTCGTGGCCTACAGCCGAGACGAGTACGCCACCGAGCTGGCCAAGTGGAAGCGCACCGTGCTGCCGACCCTCCGCCGGTCGAACGTCGAGTTCTGGGAACTGCACAACGGCGATCATCAGGCGGTCAACCTGCTCAACCGATGAGCCGCCAGAAGATTAATTGCTACGGGCGTCCGCCGGCCAGACTGGCCGTCCTAGAGGGCATCAAGCACGGCCTGACCGCCAAGGAGACCGCCTACTCCTACGAGTATAGCCTCCGCGCCGTGCAGGAAGCCGCCGCCCGCATGAAGGTGTCCTTCATCTGGTCTGGAATCGGTCGACCCCCTAAACACCTGCCTAATAATAACAATGAACATCAATAAGGGCTGGAAGCGGTTCATGGCGGTCGGCTGCTCCCACGGGATGTATGCCGACCCGAAGGCCATCTCGGGCGTCCTCAAGTTCAAGGAACGGTGGAAACCCCATATGACCGTCCACCTAGGCGACTTCGTGGACATGACCCCCTTCATGTCGTCGGCGCGGGGCAAGGGCGACGCCGTCGAACCCGATATCGGCGGGGGGCTGAAATTTCTAGACCAGCTCCGCCCGAACATCGTTCTGGCCGGCAACCATGAGGTACGCCTATGGCGGGAAGCGGCTTCGGACGACGAAATCTATTCCGGCTACGCCCTTCGCCTGATCAACGACATTACCGAGCATTGCCGTAAGCGAAAAGCCCTGTTCATCGAGTACACGGGCATCTGGCAGGCGTTCCAGTTGGCCAACTACAAGTTCACCCACGGCACCGTCTACGGGGAGAACGCCCCACGGGACATGGCCGAGATGTACGGCAACGTGATCTTCGCCCACACGCACAAGGTCGGTCGCATGACGGGACGCCGGGACGATACTCCGACGGGCATCAGCGTCGGCACCCTGACCCGCCGGGGGGCTATGGATTATGCCAACACCCGCCGCGCCACGTTCGCCTGGTCGCAAGGCATGGTCTTCGGCTACTATACCGACGATAAACTCATACCGTGGGTGCATGAGCAGCCGCACGGCCAAGACGAATGGATTTTACCCGTATGAAGACCGAAGAAGTCCTGAAGAAACTCTGGAAAATAAGGTCTAAGGGAGCCGACGAGATTCCCAAAGGCTTCAAGGACTTGGATCAGTTGACCAAGGAATGGAAGGTTCACCGCACGACGGCGCGGGAATGGGTGCTGGAACTGGTCAAGGCCGGCGAGATAAAGCAGCTCAAGTTACGCTTCTTCGACGGTAAGCGTATCCAGATGAAATACTTTTACGGTTGATGAAACCCATTTGCTTCAAGGTACGGGGGGGTGGTAATTGCTCTGGTACGAAGGGCGGACGAATCCGGCTTGGCGTTAAGGGTGGCGGCACCGGCCCTCTTGTTTACGAAGACAAGGTCTTCACTATTTCCACAAGCCCTGATCAGTACTTGTTTATTTCTGAAAACCATAGTAACGAGTACAAGTATAACCAGCCACCCATGAGCGAAAAACAAAACAAGATTCGCTATCTTTCTGTTTGCTCCGGCATGGAGGCAGCGTCGGTAGCCTGGCATCACATGGGCTGGAAGCCGGTCGGATTTTCCGAGATTGAACCTTTTCCATCAGCCATCCTCAAACACCGATTCCCTAACGTACCTAATTATGGCGACCTCACCAAACACGCCGAGTGGCCCCTATCAATTGGAGATGTGGACCTCCTCGTCGGCGGAACTCCCTGCCAGTCTTTCTCAATCGGAGGCAAGCGAGGAGGCATGGATGATCTCCGTGGTCAACTCGCCCTTGCCTTTGCCGAGCTGGCTGGACGACTTCGACCGCGCTGGATTGTCTGGGAAAACGTCTCGGGCGTTCTATCCAGCGGCGGCGGACTCGATTTCGCCGCCTTCCAAAGGTCGCTGGTTGACCTCGGGTATTGCTGTGCCTGGAGGCAGCTGGACTGCAACGGCTTCGGACTTCCCCAGCGACGCAAAAGAGTGTTCCTTGTCGGATATCTTGGAGACTGGCGACCACCTGCTGCGGTACTCTTTGAGCGCGGAATGTTGCAGGGGAATCCTCGAAAGGTCGAAGGGCAGGGGGAAGAGTATGCCGGCTCCTCTGATGAGAACATTGGAACAGGTTGCGAGCAAGCCCCAGTAGCTTTTCAGCCTGGCAACCTACGACGTCAGGCCGTAGCTAACCCGTCCTACGACTTCTTCCCTACGGTGTCTACGGACAGCGGGGATCAGAACGCCCATGTGGCCATCCCGCCGTCGACGGTTCGACGTTTGAGTGTCGTCGAGGTCGAACGCCTGATGGGCTTTCCCGACAACTGGAGCCGCATCCCGTACAAAGGTAAGCCGGAGGAAGAGTGTTCGGACTCACCCCGTTACCACGCCTGTGGCAATTCAATGGCCGTGCCGGTCATGCGCTGGATTGGCGAACGCATCAATTTCATCCATGGCAAAGTATCATCCTAACGCAATCCGCATCGAGCCTGGAGAGTGGTTCGACGACGCTATCGTCGGGACGTCAAAGGACGGTTTCCTGATCTACTCCTATTACCGGCTTATCGAAGTACACATGAGGTACATGAACGAGTCCGAAGAGGACAGCGCGGAGTGGATTAATTTCAATGTGATCGGCCTGACCTGCGACAACGCACCGACTTTCAAGGTCAGTTACGCCGCCCGGTATCAATGGAAGAAATATAAGCCGAGCTGCCTTAAAGGATTGCGTAAGCGGAAATAGGCGTCCACAAGTCAAAGAGCCACCATGACCACCGAAGATTACCTTTTCCCGGTTTCTGAAGTGAAGACCGTCCCCATGACGTCTTCCGAGAAACATAAAAAACTGCGTAAGCAGCAGGCCGAAAACAGCGACCGGCATCATCACCCGGAAGAAAAGATCAAGCAGCTTGAGACGCTTGCCCCTATGATCAAGGGCGACATCTTGGAAGTCTTCGCCGGAAAGGGAAACCTGACCAAGTGGTACGAGCAGCACGGCAACGTGACCGCCATGTCTAAGGAGACTACCGGCGACAGCTTCAACTACATCTACGAACTACGCGCCAAGAAGAAGAAGTATGATGTCATCGACATCGACGGGTACGGTTACCCGGACAAATTCTTCCCGGTGGTCTTTGAGATGATGAAGCCCAAGTGCCTTCTGATCTTCACCTTCCCCATGGTCGGGGTGCAATGCGTCAACGGCATCTACGAGATGCACTACGCCGTATTTTGGAAAAGCACCAGGCCGAGCATCGGAGACGTGGTCGGAGGCATCACGGACATGGCCATGAGGGAGTGGACTATCCCCAGTCTTGTCGACGTCACGAAGATGAAGCCAATCCTGCGATTCGCCTTCATGTGCGAACGCAAGAAGGCCACCGAACTTTGCAACGTCAGGAACCGATAACATGACCACCGAGGATCGTATTTCCGGGGCGAGAGCCTATCTCGCCAAACTGCCTGCCGCCGTCGCCGGCCAAGGCGGTCACCCCGCCACCTACCGCGCCGCCAGCATCCTTGCCAACGGCTTTGACCTGCCGTGGTCGGACGCCTGGGCGTTGCTACAGGAGTTCAACGCCCGTTGCTCTCCCCCTTGGTCGGAGAAAGACCTGCGTCACAAGTTGAACGACGCCTACGTCAAGCCGCACGAACGCCAGAAGGGCTGGCTGGTCGCCGGCAAGGAACGCCGTGTCGGCGCGAACGGACGCTTCGTCTTCGACCCGAACCGGGTGGCGGAGCTGGTCGACGTGCAGACGCCGTTCACGACCGCCGACGTGCTGCTGAACTGCTTCAAGGACGAGGACGTCATCTGCATCACGAACGAGGCCGGCCAGACCGATGACGGCAAGTGGTTCCCAGCGTCGAAGGGCATCTTCCTGACCCGCGCCGAGTGGATCACCAAGTTCTTCGGCCCCGGAGCCGTGGGGGCTGCGAAGTTCGCCGGCACGGAGTCGGGGGCTTGGATTCGTATCAACCCCTTCACGCCCGACGACTTTACGGGTACCGACGGTTCGGTGTCGGCCTACCGCCATGTCTTGGTCGAGTTCGACAAGAAGGCCAAGGACGAGCAGATCGCCATCTTCCAGCAGTCCAACCTGCCCATCAGCCTGCTCGTCGACTCGGGCGGCAAGTCCGTCCACGCCTGGGTGCGTGTCGACGCCCAGACCAAGGAGCAATGGGAGGAACGCCGTAATACGGTGTATGACTACCTTTCGGACCACGAACCCGACCCGCAGAACAAGAACCCTTCCCGCTGGAGCCGGCTGGGGGGCATCATGCGCGGCGAGAACGAGCAAAGAATAGTGGCGTTCAAGATTGGTTCGCTGGACTGGGACGAGTTCATGGCGTGGCGGGAAGGTCAGGACTTTCCCGAGGAAGTCACGACCGACATCCTTGAGAACTACGACGTACTGAACGACCCTAACACGGTCATCGGCCACGGTCGTTGGTTGCAGAAGGGCGGCTCGCTGCTGATCACCGCGCAGTCCGGCATCGGCAAGTCTTCCTTCGCAATGCAGATGGCCATGTCATGGGCTTGCGGACGGGAGTTGTTCGGCATCCCGGCGAAGCACCCGCTGAAGATGGGCGTCCTCCAGGCGGAGGGCGACGTCGGCGACATGGCTCAGTCCTTCCAAGGCGTCATGTCTGGCATGAGGATGAATAACGACGAGAAGGCGATGGTCAGGCAGCACCTGCATTTCTTTAACGAGTCATCAAAGCGCGGCTCAGATATCATTCAGCTCGCCCGTAAGATTATCGTCCGGCATAAGTTGGACGTCATCGTCCTCGACCCGCTGATGGCCTACATCGGCGGCAACATCAATGACAACGTCGACGTGACCAACTTCTGCCGTGGCCTGCTGGAGCCGATGCTCAAGGAGACGGGGTGCATCGCCATCCTGATCCACCACGAAGGCAAGCCGAAGGCCAAGGAGGTCACGGATGGCCAGACCTTCTCGGATATGATGTACAGCGGTACGGGCGGGGCGGAGTTGGTTAACTACGTCCGTGCCGTGCTGAACATCCGTCGGGAGTCGAAGGACTTGCCGGTGTTCTCATTCAACCTATCGAAGCGCGGCAAGGAAGCCGGGATGCGGACGCCTGACGGCAAGCCTACCCTTGTCCTGAAACTCAAGCACTCGGACGACCGGGTTTTCTGGGAGGTCGCCCCCTTGGCCGGCGGTTTCGAGCTGCTCAAGGTCGGGCAGCAGTATCGGCACTTTGAGTCCAAGCCCCGCCTGAGCCGGGGGGCTTTGCTGGAGGAACTGGTGGCGGATCACAAACTCCAGCGCGACCAGGCGGAAGCCCTGATTAAGGCTATGGTGACCAACGGCATCATCGAACCCCGCAAGGTGGGGGCGGCGTTGTACTACCAAGGCACCAAATACGACGCCTAAAGACCCCCCGAGAGAAACCATCGTCGAGAGGGCCGAGGGGTACTAAAGGACGACTCCCCCGTACCTTTCGGCAGAGGGGGGAGCCATTATGGGTTTAGCCCCCTGTCAATACCACCTAGGAAGCCCGTGGCGGCGTTTTCTTCCGTAGTCTGACTACTACTGCCAACCCGACCCCCAGACAGCCTACGCCCAAAGCCCAGCCCAAGTCCCGGCAGGACTGAAGGGCGAGGGTGGCGGTGGACATATTCCGCTCCAAGTCCTTGGAGTCTGACTTCAGCCCCCCGTCGGTCACCAGCATGACGAGGGCGTCGGTGTTCTGGAGCTGGTCTAGGACGAAGCCTGCGATCCAAGCCGACATGGCTGCGGCGAGGCCGGCGGCGACGACCAGGCCGATGACGGCGAAGAGCAGGTTGCTCTCACTTCCGTCGCTTGGAGGCAGGTCTTTTTTTGGCATCTTTTTTAGGGACGCCTACCTCGGCGTCGCCCTTCGACTTGATATACCTCATCAGGTAATCCAGACATTCTGGCGCGGCATAGCCGCTGGCACCCACGACGCCCATTTTTAGGCCGGCGTTTTGAATATGGTCTTGGATGCAATAGCCAACCAAGGCGGCGGTGATCGCAGCGGCAAGGACACGACGGATTACCCAGCCCAGCGAGACCGGCTCGGTACTGAGGAGAAGTCTGGCCACCATTGCCAAGCCCCCTAGGACTCCCGCTATGACGCCGTCTTTGACCTCCCTAGGGATGTCGTCGGGATTGAGAGGTGCCGCACTCACGAAATCTTGGGGGGCTTGGCGTTAGGGGCGAGCAGGACACGGCGGTAGTCCTGATTCCAAAGGACGTCGGCGAGGTCTTTGCCTGCGCGGTCGACTTGGGCTTCCGAGAGTTCTGGGAAGGTCAGGTGAATCTGCTCATGGCAGAGGACTTCCAACTGCCGCTTGGCACCGAGGCGGGGGTCAATTTCAATCAGCCCTTCGCCGATGGTAGCCTGACCCCAGGCTCGCTGGCGACCGAGCTTGACCCACTTGACCTTACTCTTTTGGCGGCGTTTCGTCATGGTCGTTAGAGCGTACGGAATCCCGTACCTTGTCGGCGAGCCACCATAGCCCTAGGCCGGCGGCGATGATCAGGGTTCCGCCGGCAGCGTACTCAAAATATGGGCTGTCGATTATGAACGGCACCGCGCCGCAGAAGGCTCCGCAGAGGAGGAGGGGGAGTCCGATTTTCGGGCCGAGGAAGGCGGTGGTCAACGCACCGACGACGGCGAGGCCGGCACCGACGAGCGTCCACGTCTGGGCGGAGGCGTCCTTCTTAACCCGTTCGATTTCGGCTTGGAGTTCCTTGATACGGACATCCTTTAAATTGGACACCCTCTTGGCTTCAGATTGGTCGGCTTCTAATTTCTCCCATGCCTTGTTGACGGCGGTGGCGAGCTGGCGACCGAAGGCCATCTGCTTGGCGTAGTCGATTTCGCTACCCTTGGCTGCGCGAGCCATGCTGAAGGCGACGTCCGCCTCGGGGGGAGGGGGGAGGTAAGACTGGGCTAGACGGGACTCGGCGACGACCACCTTGGGCTTGTCTGCGTTACGCTCGATGGCGACGAGGGCGGCACCGACCCGGTGATCCGTCTTGTCTAGGTCTTTGCCGAGGCTCTGTACGACGTCCGGCTTGGTCGGGGCGTCGGGCTGCTTAGGCAGCGGCTCGTCGAGGGGCTTGGACGACTTGCAACCAGCCAATGCCACCCAGGCGATGACCAGAAGAAGCCGCATAGGTCAGCGTCCCTTGAGCGCGTCGAGAGCGGCCTTGCCCTTGGCCTCCAGCTCGGAGGCTTTGGCGGCGTGTTTCCGCATGACGAGCAGACCCGTGATTAGGCCGGCGATGAAGCCGATTGCGATGCAGATTAGGTAGGTCATAGGTTATTAAACGCCAAATGATTTGAAAGGCAGGGATGCTACAGCTCCTTTGTATGCAATAAAGTATTCGCTAAGTGGCGGGTCACTTAAATAAACCTCAGTAGTCCAAGTTGCTCCATACGGATTCGGGTTCCAAGTAAATGTGGAGCCGTTTACTGTCACGTCGTTTCCAAAGTTCGTCTTAGTGAAAGCGGAAACTCCATTAAACTCGATAAACATCTGCCCCGGTGCAGTACTGATGTTAAAGATTGCCCCCGTAATCATGTCAGCAATTGCTTGGTTGGCAGAATACGAAGGAGGGGGTGGCGGAACTGCCGCCGTGGTCTGCGTCGTGCCGTCGCCGAACATGATGCCGTTCGTATCGACCTTGAGCGCGGCGGTCGTATCCGGGGCGACGCCGATGCCGACCTTGCCGTTGGCGTCGACGACGAAACGGGTGGCGTCAGGGGACGTGCTGTCCTCGACTTCGATGGCGTTTGCCGTTCCGAGCTGAGTGACACGCAGGGCAGCGGTCGATGACGAGGTCGTGTTGATGACCATCTGGCCCGTGAACGTGTTGAACTGGTTCAGGACGGGAACGTTGTAATTAATCCCGCCAGTCCGATAGGTGATTTTAGGGGAAGCAGCGTTTGAAATCCAGAGATCGCCGTTGGCCGCGCTGGCGGGAGCCGAGTCGCATTGACCCCCGAGGTTGATGCTCGGAGTCGAGGCAGCAATCGTGGCCATATTGACCTTGCCCGTGAACGTGGCCCCGGAGAGGTTCGCCTTCAGGTTCAAAGCGTTCTGGAGGTCAGTCTGGCTGGAAAGAGTCCCTGTAATTCCGCCCCAGACAGCACCGCCGGCTGCGGCCTGGTTCTTCCAAAGGCCAGTCACGCCGTCGTAGGTCAGCACCTGACCCGTCGAAGGGGTCGTGATGAGGACGTCATGGAGTTCGTCGAGTTCGTAGCCGTTTTGAACGGCCACCAGAATCGTGCCGAGCGTCGGGTGCGAGCGGATGACGATGCCCACATAGACCATGTGCTGCGGAGCCACGGGCTTCGTGGTCGTCCACGTTCCGGGGGTCGTCGGGGACAGGTAAAGTTGGACGCCTTCGGTCAGTCCAGAAGTGTTGATGTTCTCCAGCATTCCGCGCACGATGACGAAGCCCGTGCCGTTGTTAGCGATGGCCGTCTTGACGAAGCCCATCGTCTGGGCAGAGTTCTGATCGTTGTTCGCCTGGGCGAGCGTGATAAGAGGAAGGTTGCCCGTGGCACCCGAGATGTAGACGATGGAGCCGGCGGGAATGGTCACCCCGGACTGGTTACGGACAAGGACTTCAAGGTTCTTCGCCACGGCGGTGCCGGCGGCGAGTTCCTGCTGGACGAAGGCCGTGGTGGCGAGCTGGGTCGACGACGTCAGGGTCGGCTGGGTCACGCCGATGGTGCCAGTCGGAAGGCTCGGCGTACCCGTGAAGACCTGCGAGTTGATCAGCGCGTAGGGCAGCAGAACTGACGAATTGAACGCCGTCGTCTGAGACGTGGAGTCAGGGAAGGTGATTGAACCGTTCTGAAGGACAAGACCCTGAGTCATGTCCAAGTAGTTCGTCAGGATGCCGTCGCCGATGAAGACTTGATTCTGGAATAAACCGGCGTAGCCCCCAGCAGCGATGGAGATAGAGTCGAAGTTCGGATTCGGGCTGATGCTGACCGTCTGGGTGACAGAGTCGTAAGCCAGCGGCGCGGTGGCGAAAGCGATGCCAGAGGTTCCGGGGACACCCTGCGGGCCTTGAGGGCCAATATCGCCTTGGTCTCCCTTATCGCCCTGCGGGCCTTGGTCTCCCTGATCGCCCTTGTCGCCTTTCGGGCCTTGGTCACCTTGGATACCTTGAATGCCTTGAATGCCTTGGATGCCTTGGATGCCTTGGTCACCTTGGTCGCCCTTGTCACCTTTATCACCCTTATCACCTTGGATACCCTGAATACCCTGAATGCCTTGGATACCCTGAATACCCTGATCGCCTTGGTCACCCTTGTCGCCCTTCACGCCTTGAATACCCTGAATGCCCTGTGGGCCTTGAGGGCCGGTCGGGCCGGCGGGGCCAGCGAACTGGACTTCAAAGGCGGCTTGGTCGTTGATGCTGATCGTGAAGGACATCAGTTAGAAACTTTGTTAGGGGTGACGTTGGGAAGAATCTCCAGGCGGACGGTGGCCGAGTAGAAGATTTCGGTCGTGTTCTCGTAGAACTTGATATCCCAGTAGGCCGTCCCGGGGTGCCATTCCTGCGTCTGGTTGTAATAGACGGTGAAAGTCGTGGGGCTGGTAATGGCCACGTCTAGGTAGAAGAGCTTGTTCCGGGCGTCGCGCAGCGCGGTGACGATGGTCACCCCGGTCAGGTCGGCAGGCCAGCCTGGTTCGGTCGTATAGGTTCCGGCACCGTTGAAGGTTACCCCCTGCTTGAACTGATGTTGGGTGCAAGACATGGTTTGCCGTTTGGGTTTAGCCGTATGTCAATACCCCCTAAAAGGGTCAGAACCCCGTCAATTTGCCGATATCGTAAATCTCAGTCCCGCCTGGGGGCTGATCGGAAAGGGTCTGTCCGCCTTGGTTCACATCATGTGCGTCCGCAGTAATGATGAATGTGCCAATGTCCGTATCCAATGCCTCCCCTATGAGCTGAAGGAAGTCATGGTTGTCGACCGTCCTGTTCGGGTATTGGATTCCGATGCTCCACCCGGTATAAATGATAGGGGGTTCTGGTACTTCCTGACTGTTATTGGAAATGGTATAGTATGGCGGTGGGCCGTATGTATCTTGACGGAATAGGGAGCCGCTATCCCATTTGAAGAACTTAGGAGGACTTGCTACGCTCAAAGGCCATTGCCTTGAGAATTCTGTATATGATGCGTTCCAAGTGAATGCGTTAAGCACAAGCGGAGAGCGCATCGAACCCCAAGTCGGCCCTGATGGGTTGAACCCACCTACCTTTGGCCCGCCAATGCGGGAGGCCATCAGACTCCCGCCCAGTAGTAACGGGCGGTGTCCGTGCCGATCTTAAGACGCTCGGCCCAGACAGAGCCGGAGATTGTCTGGTCGACGGTGAAGGTATCGGGGTCGCCGACGTTCCGCGCCATGCCCATGAGGATATAAGCATACTCGTCCGTGTCCGTGAGGGCGGTCGGGGACTGGACGATGGTCGGGTAGTACACGTCCGTAACGTCCGTGACTGGGAAGATGGGGTTGTTGGAAGCATACGCTTCCGTTCCCATGCGGAGGTAGATGAAGGTGTCGCCCGTCGTGAGGAAGTCGATGGTAGCGGGGAGCAACATCCCCGAGCCTGGTTCATCAAGCGGCACAAGGTTGTTGGCCATGCCCGAGCAGACGTTCGCACGGAAGAGGAAACTCTCCCCGCTGGCAACGGTGAACGGGTGGAACTGGAACGGATGCTCGCAGGCGTTGTCGTCCTGATTCGCGCAGCTCGCCGGGATGAGGTAAGAGTAGTTCAAGGAAGTCCAGTCAGCGGGGCCGATGAATTCTTGGAACCATTCTTCCGTAACTGGCGTAATCTCCTCGAAAGCGTTAAGGTCATTGGAATTGACGATATCAGCCCATGCCTTAGGCTCCGTGTTCTTATTCAGGTTGTACGGGTCGTTGGTCTCGTTCAGATCGTCCTGATTGCACAAAGTTGTTCCGTTGAACAGGCACGGAATCTGGAGGTCGATAGGGCCAAGGATGTGTTGGTCGATGGTAAGTATGATACCGCCAGAAGTCGGGTCTAATACCGCAGTCACGATGCCGATGAGTTTGACCGAGTATCCCCACTTGACCGGGTTGAACCAAGTCGTGTGGCAGTTGCCCCAGTCGCCAGAAAGGCCGGTCGACGTGGCGTCGTAGCCGGTCATCTTATGCATATTCGTCTTATTGACGTACTCCGACGGGCCGGTCTCCGAGAAGATGGTATTCTCGATGGAGTCTCCAGACTTGAAGATGGACACGAAAGGAACCTCGGCATTCAACAGCGCGGAGTCGGTGTCGTCGTTCGACTGGTTGATGTCGAACTTGCTGATCGTGACGTAATAGGTGCCAGCCGAACCGATGTTATAATAACCGTTGGACTCCATCCAGATGGTGCCTGTATCAAGACCCTGCGTAGCCGTTACGCCCGTTCCTAGGACAGCCGTCTTGAAGAGCCAAGCCTGACGTTGGTCGCTGTGACCACCTAGGCGTACCCGGGGCATATTGCTCTGGGTGAAGTTGACCGTCCCTTTGGCCAGCTTGAGTTTCTGGGCGAAGACGCCTGGGCTGATCTCGATGCTAACGACCTCCAACTGGTACTGCTGGTAGAACGTAGCCGCCGCGCCGCTGCCGTCCTGCTGGTAGACTTGATTAGGAATGCCGTAGGCCACTCCTCCTCCCGTAGACATGAACTGCACATCGTTCGACATCATCGGACGAGACTTGTCCGCAGAGCCAGCGAGCAGGTTCAGCTTTGATGCTGAAAGCGGCTGACCCGGCGCGAACGATCCGTCCAAAGAACCGCTGTTGAATCCAGTCAGAGACCTCATGCGACCATCGTTGGGTAAACGTCAGGATCCCAGCCGGAAATGCCAGACATGGTGAAATCCATCGTGACTTTGTAAATTCCTCCGAACTGCTCGACCGAGCAGGAGGTAATCAGGAAGCCTCGGTTAATCTTGGAATCGTATAAAGCCGTGTACTGGAAGTTGCCTGAGTAACCGTTGTCTTTAGCAAGTTTTCGGTAAGCCTCAGGCATACCCATGCTGGTTCCGTCGGTGCAATATCCGACATAAGAAGCAATATCCAAGGCTGCGACCTCGCTGGCCATGTACCAGAGTCCGCGCAGCGTCAGGGACGGCTTGTAGTAGTTCTTGATGCCAGCCTTGATGTTGATGTTGCCGGCAGCGTACTCTGCTGGGTCTTGGTTGGGCAGGAAGCCCACGAACTGCTGGCCTTGGGTTGCACCATTATTGGCTACCTTGGGGGTCCATAGTGCGCGGTTAGGATTAGTGGCAACATTAGGATCCCAGCCAGAAGCAGAAGGGAATCCGGCAAGCACATTACCAGGCGAGATTGAAATGCAGTTCCTTACGAGGAAGTTAGGGTGATGCTCGATGGGTTCTGATGCGGTGGCACCAGTCATTACCATCTGCATATTGCTGAACTGTCCGCTATTTACATTAGGATCGATGCCACAGAAATCTGCCGTAACGGTTACGACGTCCGCCTTTTCATAAACATAATTGGCCTTCCAAAGTTTGAGCTGTGCTAGGCTGCTCGGCGTAATCACTCCGACTAGGCTTTGAAACGTGGTTCCTTTGGCGAACGTGTTCGTGAATCCGGGGAGTTGGCTGTTCGTCCACTTGAACTTGACTTGAGCCTGGATAAGGCCGAATCCGTCCGACTCAACCTGCCACCCGGGCTGGGCGATAGGGTTAATCAGGTTGTTACCGTATCCGATTCGTGTAGGGGAAGCCATTATCGTGAAAGTTCGTCAGGGGTGCGGGGGGGTGGTTCGTCTCTAGGACGGGTATGTTCGGCGGTGGCCTCGGTGGCCGTTGCGATCCGTTCAAGGGGGGTGAAGGCCACGGCTCCGAAGATGTCGCCGCCGCCCATCTGCTGCATCTGGGAAGCCGCGCCGGCTTCGGCCATACCAAAAGGGGAGAGGACTTTGCCGTTACCCTTGAGCTGCTTTCGGATTTCCTTTTCGGCTTTTTCACGATCTTCGGGGTCAAAACCCTTAAGCACGAATTTCACGAGTTCTTCGTTGGTCATGTGCTTCGGAGCATTCTCCATCCTCCGCTTAACCTTATCTTCTAATGATTCAAATGGGTTCCAAGAACTAAGCGTAAAAATGTTTTTCATATCAGACATCCAGCCTTCGACTTGTTCTACGAATCCGCCAAACATATCAATTGCAATATTTTCAAACGTTCTTCCCCAGTTATCCATGTCATTCTTAAGCCTTCCGAGAGCAGATGTCGCGCCTGGGTCTGCTTTTTTGTAACTGCTTGCAGCGTCGTCGATGGCCCTAGAACCAGCCTTGATGATGGGTAGAAGGTCTTTGAAAGCATCGCCGAACATTTTGGTGCCGTAGTAAAGCAGCGTGGCTTCGTCCGTGCCGGCGGCATAGGCATCTGCCAGCATCTTCATCGCCTTCTGGTGATTGAAAGTACCGTTGGCCACCTCGTCCATCCCGACTCCCATCTTGGCGAGGATGTTGGTCAGCTCGCCGCCCTTGATGCGAGCCTCGCCCATGCGGCGCGTGAACTCTACCGAAGCACTTACCATGCCCTGAAGACTTACTCCAAAAGCCTTGCCGATTGCTTCTACAGTGCGAACCTGATCGATTGAAAGACCAGTCGTCAAAGATGACAACCTGATGGACTGAGCGTAGTCGGCGATTTCCTTAACTTTTGCCAGCGCGGCAGAAAGCATTCCACCGAAGGCGTCGAAGAAAGCACCGATGACGCCACCGATAGGGCCACCAAGAAGACTGCCGATGCCCATGCCAGAACTGAGTTGTCCGGCAGCGGCGTTAAAAGGATTCTTACCCGCCTGGACAGAACCAGCAAGACCTCCGAGTTTCTTACCCGCGCTGGCAAGACCTTTCTCCAGCTCGCTCTGGTCTAGTCCGATTGTTAGATCAAGGTTTGCCATCGGTGTCAGGGTAGGTTGTTCGCCTTTTTGTAGGCTTCAATACGGGCGTCGAAATTCTCTAAATCTTTTTCTTCCTCGGTGGATAGGATTTCCAGCTTTGATCCGTTGTAGATTGCGCTGGCTACGGACATCCATACGGCTTCGCCTTCCGGCATCGTCCATGCCTCCTCCAGGCTGACTCCATTACGGCAAAGGTTAGAAACGCAGGAAAGGGGGAAGGGAATTGCTTCATACTTCTTAACGCCCTCCTTCTCCTCCTTTTTCCAGAACTTAGGGTATGAAAGGGTCAATTTGATGCAGCCGAGAATCGTACCCACGCAGCGCGAGTAGTACTTCTTGCTGATCGCCATCCGGGCGATGTATAGTTTTTCGATAAAGGACAGAGGACGGGCCATCTCCTCCTTGTCGTAGGTCGACAGAATCCGCGCCGCCATGACGACCTGAACCGGGTTAAACTGGTACTTTTCCGGGTCGAGAAACGGAGACTCAATGGCCTCCAGCGCGATTCGGTGACGCAGGCAGAAAGGGCGAAGCGTCCTGCCGCACACCTTGTTTTGGTGGGGCAGGACGGTCGTAGCCTGTAGGTATCGAGCATCCATCGTGGATGCCGCCCTATTAGGCGATCTGCGAGTACTTAACGCCCTTTACGGTGACCTTGCGGAAGTCCTTGTTCGTACCCTTGTCTTCAAGGGACTTCAGAATCCATTGAATACCGAGGTAGGTGAACTGGGTGCCGATTTCCGGGGTCGTTCCGTCCTTGAGGACACCCTCAAGGGTGATTTCCTGATAGATATCGTCCAGGCGGTCGGTGATGACACGGCCTTCTTCGTCCATGACTTCGACGTCAATCTTGAAGCTCTGGGAGAGAGAGTCGGACTGGAGGGTCGCATAGGTGACCGTGCCATAGAGTCCGTAAAAGTGTGCTACGCCGTAATCGATTGCCATAGTCGTATGGGTTTAGCCAAGTGTCAAGGGGACGGGGGCATGACGCCCCAGACGGTATATTCCAGCACGTTGCCGTAGCGTCGCTGGCTCATGCCTTCCTCGTCGTTCTCAATCCACAGGTCGTACAACTGGCCGTCCGTGGAGGGGTTCCAAAGGGCTTTCAGGGCCGGCACGTCGCGCATGGCACCGATGACCTCCACGACCCTAGCGCGGTGGACTTCCAGCGTCTCGTCGTCGGCGGACGAGTAGATGAATAGTTTCAGGGTCGCCTTGTAGTTGCCGAGGGTCTTGGAGCCGAGGTCGTCGATGTTGCTGCTGGACTCGGCATGGGCGATGATGATCGGGATGACCCGGATTTCGTCGGTCACGCCCTTATGGACGGCGACGCCTGGGAACAGCGGCTCAAGGTAGCCGGCCACCCTGTTCTCAAGGACGGTACGGAAACTGAAGAAGGCAGGGGGGGGCATCAGGGTGTATTGGTTAAATTGAAGCCCTTCAGGCGGTTGATTACATCTATCAACTTACCGTGGTTGCGCGGGGCTTGCAAATGCTTGAGGATGGCCACCCGCATCGCAAAGGCGCGGTGGTTCATGGCCATACGCATAAAGTGGTAGCCTTGGCTGTAGTTACGGCCTACGGTTGAGCCGAGCTTGATGGTAGGGTGGGCGGTGCCAAGGCGCGGAACATAAATAGAGGTACCTGCACCTTGGTTCATAACCCAGGCGGAGGTTGGCATCCTGCCGAGTTTTAGGCCGGCGTAATACCAGCCGGACTTGAGTTTACCGACGCGCTGCTGCACCCGCTTGATGTAGGACTCAACAGGCTTCCAATCGTCAACATAGAACTTCTCGGAATCACGCATCTTTGAAACCTTGTAAGAAGGCTTACCACGCAGGCTTTCATGGATATTTTTAATCCTACCTTCAGTAGTTCCAAGAAGGAACTTGGCGTTAGATGCGGCCTTATTGCCCATGATCCTGATAAAATAATCAAGTTCACCTTGGCCGATGATACCACCTCGGTCTTTGATCATCTGGAAGATATACCCCGGGTCAGATACCTGCGGAAGTTTCATCTTGGCCCTAGCCCAAGCCGAGAATACGCCGATATGATTACGCGCTGCAACAGAAGCGGCGGAAGCGAAGTGCAGGGGGGCGAAAATCTTACGGACGTCACGGCTGACGGCGTCCCTTCCCTTATTACGAGCTTTGTTGCCAAAACCTCCATCGCCTCCCTTGGTGATAGAGGGCTGGGAGCCGGAGAAAGGCGGCGTAAAATCGCACATATCTTTGGCGAACAACCGCGCCTGCTGCTTCACGATTTCCTCGGAAGTCTTACGCATGACCAAGGCATAAATGGCCAGATGCTTCGCCATCTGCGTGTAATCCACTTTGACGCCCTTGGCGACTGTGACCACTAAGGCCATTACTGAACCTTGGTCTGGACTTTGACGATGACCCAGGCGGAGGGGGTGCGGTCGGTCACGGTCATAATGCGGAACTCCTGACCCCCATAGGCCACCACGTTCCCGAAGGCGATCAGCCCCGGATTGGCGGCAGCGTCCGTCCGCAGGAACTTCATGTCGAACGAGGTCTGGTTCATAAAGCCCCCCGTTTCCAAGTCCTGCATGATGGCCGGCTGCGACATCAGCGCGTTTAAGGCTACTGGCGTCCCGCCTGGGACGTTTTTAACGGTCACGGCCTTAGGAATCTCGGAAAGGATTTCCGAGGCGTCTACAGCCCATTCGTCCGTGATTCCCGACATGGGTTTAGCCCATTGTCAAAATAAGAAACCCTCCCCCCGTGGCGCGGGGAGAGGGCTTCGCATTGTCGCTTTGGGGGATTTTAAACTCCCCCGAAACTTACGAGGTGAAGGCGATGCGCTGGAGGGCGTTCGGGTTACCGACCGCAGAACCAACGAGCCAGAGGGCCGACATATTGTGCTTACCGGCCTGCCAGTTGTACCAGTAGCGGAGAGCGAAGGAGAACTTGCTGTCCGGGTCCTGAACGACCATCTGTTCGCCACCGCCGGTGGTCGGGGTAGCAGGAACACGGGTCACGATGACGAGACCTTCCTTGCAGGAGGCCACACCGTTGAGACCTTCGGTGAAGGGCGTACCAGAGGTCGGGAAGCCGTTGTACTCAGAGACGCTGAAGCCGTGGAGTTCCTTGCTGATGGCGTTCTTCTGGATCACATCGCTGTTACCGTAGGAGAAGGTCTGGGCGACAGACGCATCCTGAACGAGCTGGCCGAGAGCGTCCGGCGAGAGCAGGAGCTTACGGTTCATGTGAGGCAGGTTGGCCTTGGTGAGGTTCTTGGCGGCGTTCGCAACGGCGATGCGGTTGAAACCAGCGGTGGAGCCGGAGTAAGCAGCGTTGGCGAAGTTAGCGGCGGTCACCTTGGAGAGGACTTCGTCGAACAGGGACTTCTGGACGGCGTTGGCAATCGGGGCGAAGAAGAGGCGACGGAGGCGTTCCAGGCTGAGGGTGGAGGCTTCGTAGTCGGTGAAGGCGACGTCGACATACTTCAGGTCGGCGATGGTCACGGGGACGTCCGTCGAGTTAGCGTCGGCGGGGACGAAACCGTTGGCCGGGTTGAAGGTCGTGGCCGTGAAGGAGTCGGCGTAACGGGTGTGAACCGTGGTGCCGCGCTCGGCGACGTAGTTGCCGAAGTCGGTGACGGCGATCTCGGTCAGGGGAACGAGTTCGGGGACGAGGGTGCGGAGGGACTCTTCAGCGACGAGCTGGAGGGTCAAGCCACCAATGCTGTTAGACATAGTAGGGAGTTAGTTTGGGTTGGAGAGGGAAAGGATCAGCGAAGGCCGGCGGCGCGGAGGATGGCCGGACGGTTCTTGCTGTAGAAATCAGAGGCGGCTTTGCCGTCCTTCTGCTTGAGGGCCACCCACTCGGCGGAGATATCCTCGTCGCTCTTGGAGGTAGCGGCGACTTCGGCGGGGGTGACTTCAAGGGGGGAGACGCCGACGGAGGCGGCGATAGCAGCGGCCTTCTTGCCAGCGGTTTCCTGAGAGGCGTGGATTTCCTTCGCCTGGGCTTCGGCCTTCGCACGAAGTTCATCGGCGGCGGCGAGCTTGGCGGTGAGGTCTTCGACCTTGGCGGTGAACTCGGCGAGCGAAGCGTCCTTAGCGGACATCGCAGCGGTCAGTTCGTCCACCTTAGCGGACAGGGAGGCAACTTCGCTGGCCTTGGCTTCGACCTCAGCGGTCTTGCCGGTGAAGGCTTCCTTCAGCGAGTTAAGGCGTTCTTCGAGCGTCATCTTGGGTTTAGCCAAGTGTCAAGCCTTGGGCTTGCAGTCGGTGTCCACAGGGGGGCATCCGTCGTCGGGAATCTCGGCTTCGTCCTCATCTTCGTCTTCATCCGAGTCCGTGCCGTCGGGCTTCTTCTTTTTCTTCTTTTTCTTCTTCTTGTCGTCGGAGATCGGAGCGACGCCGTCGTCTTTCTCGCCCTGCTCGGGAGAGACATCGGCGGCCTGGGCGTAGCCGGCGGGGCCGGTCGAAGGCACCTGTTTTTCGGCGCGTTCGTAAATGGCGTATTCCTCGGGGTCGATGGCCATCAGGACATCGTCAAGGGTGTTCATCAGGCCAGAGATGAGGTTCTTCTCGGCGGCTTTCTTGCCCGTCCAGCATTGACCCTGCATATCAATGGGGTCGGCGTAGGTGCGAACCTTGAGGATGTCGGAAATGAACCAGGCGTGGGACTCGTCGCAGTCGTCTTGGAAGAGTTTACGCTGTTCGGGGGTGAGGGAGGTTCCGGCGAAACCAGCTCCCTTGGCCCAGCCTGACTTGATCAGGTCGACGGTGATGCCGTCTTCGGCGAAAGCCGCCTTCATGTCGTAGAACGGAATGTAGACGCCGATGCTGCCGACGGTGGCCGACGGGCTGGCGTAGGTCTCATCGCATTGGCTCATCAGCCACATGGCTGCGGAGCAGGACTGCTTGCAGGTGTAGCCGATGGTGTGCTTCTTGCACTTGCGGATGCGTTCGGCGAGTTCGGGAACGCCGGTGACAGTTCCGCCAGGCGAGTCGAAGTCAAAGATGATATGCTCGACGCCGGGGTCACGCTCGGCTTCCTCCAACATCTCTTCGACGTCATCGACGTCGACCGCGCCCATCATCTTTTCGAGTTCCGTAAGGCCGGAACCGATGACTCCCTTGACGGGGATGATTGCCAGCTCGCCGCTCTTGACGAGCATCGGACGTGGGCCAAAGAGCATCTCCATCATGTCCTCGATATCCCCGTTGCCCTTGATGTCGGCGGGGGAGATTTCGGCCACCTTATCGAGGTAAGCCTTGGCCTTCGTCGGCTCGATTAGAATCGGCGAGAAGGTCTTGAAAGCGTTGGAAAGGGAATACATGGATTATTTTTTGAAGGTTTCTTCGTCGTCAGGGTCGACGTCGTCTTCGACGATCTTCGCACCGTCGTCCATCTTGACCTCGTCGTCGGCGACGGATGCGTTGATGTCGGCGGGGGCGACGTTCTGCGGCTTGTAGAGCATCGACAGCGGGACGTCGAACTCCTTGGACAGGTCGAGAAGGTATCGTTTCTCGGCGGCGTTCTCGCGCATCTTCTCCTTCGGGTCGAGGCCCTCTTCAAGGTAGTTGTCCGTAAGGCTCTTGAGGCCGGACTCGATGTCCATGCGGTTCTGCTGCGCGTCACGACCGGCGTCGACGGTGACACGGCGGGGCGTCGTCCAAGTGACGTTCGTCCAATACTCGGTCGAGCGGAGGAAGCCGTCCTTGATGGCACAGCCGATGACGTAGCCCCAGACGGGGGTGAGGAAACGCTGGATCATCACCTGCTGACGATGCGAGAATTTGCGGTCGGCCTTGGCCACCACGAAACGCATGACCGCGCCGCCGGCCTTGGTCGGGTTCGCGCTGAATTCGTAGGGGAGCATCCCTGCGAGAGAATCACGCTCAAGGTGTTCGATGAATCCGTCGAAGGTCTTGTTCGGGCGGTTCGACTCAAAGGACTCCAGGCGTTCGCCTGGGGCGAGGGCCAGCACCTTGCCGCCGAGGAAGGTCGAAGCCTCGCTCGGGTCGGTCATGCCGTCGCCGTAGTCCTGCGGCTTCATGCCGAAGGCTTCAAAGTCGGACTGGGTGCCGTCGAAGTTCGGATTCTCACGGGTGATCGTGCGAGTGATGTCCGACGCCGTCTTCACGGCGAGTTTTTCGAGGGACAGGATTTCCAGCATATCGACCAAGTTGTTGATCGAGTGCTGGAGGGGGCTGTAGGCTCGCGCACCCGAGGCCAGCTCGGGTTCGTAGAGATGCATCACGGCATTGGCCGGCACCAGGCGGCTGGAGCCGTCGGAACGGATGACGTTGTAGAAGATGGGCTGACCGTAGGGGCCAAACTGAATGCCGTCCACCATGCCCGGAGGCACTTCGTTGTTCGACGAGTTGCCGACACGGTGGCTCTCGATGACCTGAAGACGGGGTTCTCCGCCGGGGCCACGGGTCTTGATGATGAAGCACTCGCCGTCACGATCCATCAGGCGGCAGCAGATGTGCTGGAGTTCAAAGAACGAGAAACGGCCAGTGATGTCGCAAGCGCGGGAAGCCCATTGCTTGAAGTAAATTTCGGCGGCGTCGTCCCACATCTCGTCGCCAGACTGGGACTGGGGCTTGATGCCAGCCCCGACCGTGTAGAGGGCCATGTCCGACAGCACCTGACGGATCAGGCCGGCGTTCAACTCCAACCAGCGCATCTTGCGCGTGGTCTCCATGCGGTCGAAGACCGTCATGGTCTTCTTGAAGTCCTGCGGCCAAGACGACCAAATCCAAGAACGCTTGTTGCTGAACTTCGCCGACTCGAAATTGGAGAAGATGCCCGGGCCGGAGCCGCCTCCCGACGCCTGCTTCTGCGGCACCGTCACATCGGCTCGCTTGGGCGTCTTGGGTTTCTTGGCCTGCGGGATAGCAGGCTTGCTCGGCTTTTTGGGTCGCATCAGAGTCCTCGGAAATTATTGAGCATATTGATGACCCGGACACGGTCGATGGAGCCGTAGGTCTGGGGGTCTTTGACCATCAGCGCGTAGCGGCATTCCACCAAGACGGTGGAGATATCCATCGGGAACTCCTTCACGACATTGGTGCCGGAATCGGAGTATTCCATCATGGTCTTACCCTGCTTCAGGAGTTCCTTCGCCTTGGCGACGATCTCAAGGATGTCGCAAATGTCGAAAATAAGGAAGATACCTTGGGGTCGTGCCATTTGCGTTTAGCCCCGTGTAAAAGGGCCGGCTGACCCCACCCCATGAACGATCCACAAGAGCCACCCGTGGTATGTATGTCGAGCCAGCCGGCTTGCCATGAACCATGCCATGAGCCTTAGGGTCGTCAAGCGGTTTCTTCCTCGACCTGCTTTTCGTCAGGCTTTCGGTCTTCTGGCTTCCCGTTGCGGTTCTTGCCGCGCCCGATGAGCTTGGCCATCAGGGCTGGCACCATGCCGATGACCTCGGCGTCCCAAAGGTGGTTCGCACGTTCGCCGATGGGAAGCCAGATGGCCTGCCCGTTGGCCTGGCGGGTGCGGTGTTCCGACTGCATCTGCTTGCGGTACTCGTCGCCGGCGTCCTCGGGGTAGGTATGATGGCCTGCGCGGCGAAGGCGGGAGATGGAGTCCTTGAAGTAAAGATTGGAAAACAGGTACAGTTTGCATGAGGTCTGGCCGACTTGGATCACCTTGGCTCGGGCGTAAGGGCGGTAGGCCACCTTGATGCCGTAGGGCGTCTGGATACGCCAAGGGAACTCGTTCTGGCCGGAACCCTTCGTGGCGTTCCAAGCGTACTTCGCGCACATACGGTAGACGGTGTCGGTGTTCGGGCCGTCACCCGAGTCGACGAACACGAAGAAGTCGGAGACCTCCAGACGTTTCTGGGCTTCCCGAAGTTCCTCCTCGGTGTCGCAGTAGCCCCATTGCACCATGCGTGACTTGCCGTCCAAGGCCCACGCCCGGACAATCCAGTAGAAGCCCTTGCGCTGCACGTCGACGGCCATGAAGCGAAGGCGGGCGAACTGCTTGGCCTTCTTGTACTCGTCCTTGAAGGGAGGTTCGGCGAGCTTGCTATCGACCATGAACGCCTCGTCGTCCCATGCGTCGAGCATCTTGTAGCCCTGCGGCATGACTTCGCCGCCGCCGTCATCAGGATCGTCAGACCAACTTAGGGCCAGACGCTTTTGCTTGAATTCCCGACGAGCGACATCGTCACCGTGTTCCTCGAAAGCCTGCTTCGCACGAATGGCCATCTCAGCCAGTTTGCCCCAGTCCAAGCCCCATTGAGCGCAGAGGGAATTCCAATGGAATCCGACGACGCCCTTGGGAGCGTTCTGGTTCATCGGGATGTACTCGCCGGTCAGGTTCAGCTCGGCGCGGACTTCAAACGAATCACGGTAGCGGTGCTTGCATGACTTGCACTCGTAGGTGCAGCCGGCCTTGACCTTGTCCAAGTTCCAGCCGTTCGGCTCCCGTGCGTCCTCGGGGTAAATCAACTGCTCCCACTCCCACGCCTGGCGGGTTCCGCATTGCGTACACTTGAACGTCCACTCCCGGCGGTCGGACTGGTTCCAGAGGTCGGTGATATCGTCGCCCTCGACGCCGCCCTGCGAAACGAGCAGCGACTTGCCCTGCCAGATGAACGCCGTGCGACGCGCCAAGGCTTCGTTCAGGTGACCCTTGGGCCAAAGCCAGACTTCGTCACCTCCGAGGAATCGGATGGAACGACGCTGGAGGTTCTTCTTGTTATTCGCACCCAACACCCAAACGGTGTTACGCTCAAAACGGGTCTTCTTCCATTGGTTGCGTTCGGAGTCCTCCATCTTAGCCAGCGTCGCCGGCGTGGCTTCCCACATCGGACGTAGGCGGTCTTTCTGCCAGTCTTGGGCGTTGTCGTCGACGTCCTGCAAGAGCAGCGTCGGCCCAGGCGAACGGGCAGGGATGAAGGTCGACCACAGTTCCAGCAAGGAAGACTTGCCCATCTGGACGGCACCCAAGACGACGACGGTGGTGATCTCGGGGTCGCTCAAGGCACGGAGAATCGGAGCGAGGAACGGCGTGGACTCCACTCGGAACGGTCCGGGCTGCGGCGAGCCGGGGACTTCGCGCACGTTGGCTTCAAGCCATGCGACGATATCACCTTCCGGGTCTGGCGTCATCATCGCACGGATGTGAGCCTCAAAAGTATCGACTGTCTTCGGGTCGATGATCATTCGACTTCGTCGACGGAATCCTCGTCTTCGACCTCGATGGGTTCTTCAGGGTCGACTTCCTTGACGACCGCCTGCTCTGCGTAGCCGGCGGCGGCGGACAGACGCTCAAGCATCTTCTTCACCTCGTCGTCGATGGCCTTCATGGCACGTCCCGGGTTGTCGGGGTTTACCCTCGACGCCAGTTTCGTGCCGAGCTGGGTGACCTCTTCACGGACTTGCGCGAACACTCGCCCGAACCTTTCGATGGCGGTCTGGGTGCGGATGTACTCCCTGCTGGCGATCTGCCGAGCCTGAAGTTCCTTCTCCAGCGTCACCAAGGTCTTCACCAGTTTGTCGTAGGTCGCATACGACTTGCTGGCGTCGGGCGAGTTGCTGCCGAGGTCGTCAAGGTACTGCTGATACGCCAGAGCCTTCAGTTCGCGCTGACGCTCGACCGTCTCCGTGAAGTCCTTGTCGGGACGGACGGATGAACCCATGCGTCCGGCACCTCGGGCCATGTACCATGACTCTGCGGCCTCGATGGAGTCGAGAGGCATCCCTTGCTGGATGAATTTGTTGATCGCCTGCTTGGTGACGCCGAAGCGGCCGGCTAGGTCGATGGGACGCACCTTGTCGCTCATCGGAGTTTCTTCCTACGCGCCACGGAAAGTTTATTACACGCCGATTCGGACTTCATGTACATCGACGGCGGAAGGGATAGGTTACGCTGGATGGTCTTCACCCGAGCGGATATGGCGGCACGGGTCAGGCGGTGCTGGTTGGCCAGAGCCGTCATGGTCGGCTGGTCGGGCATCCCGAGGGCGAGCTTGATACAAGTCCCGTGCAGCCGGACTTCGGCGTGGGTCGACATATCAATCACGGCAATCACCTTGCGGAGGATGTCCAGCACCATGTCCTGCGTGAAAAGTCTTTCGCTCATCTCCGTGTACGTCCTTTCGCGCATCTGCCATTGCACCGCTTGCAACTGGTTGATGTCGTAGCCTTCGCTCTTCGTTTCGTCTTCGTGGTCAGAGACGGGTTCGCCTCCGAAGTAACGATGAGCGTGGGGAACCCCGGCATCGTCAGGGTTGCTAGGATTGAATCCAGACGCCGCCAACGCCGCCCTTTCCATTTTGGAGAGCCGTTTCCAGAACCTTTGGTATTCGTCATAGATTGGCATCGGGATCGCTGGGAGGACAGAGCAAGTCCTCGATCTGACTGGCCACCGATAACATGACCGCCGCCTCGGAGATCAGAAGTTGCGAGACTTCCTCGTCACCGCTCTGCTCATGGATGTGCGCGGCCCGGATGATGTTCATGCCACCGATGCGTCGCAGGTGCTTGGCGTCGGCTACAAGGGTTTCGCAGGCCGCTCGGAAGTTGTCTCCGCTGATGTCGTTGTTTCGTACCACGGCGTCATGGTTACGCCCGACATCGGCCAAGTCAATCTGCTACCCGTGTCGTGGAAATATCAAACCGTTGTCATCTCGGGCCAGCATCCCGTGACGCATGGCCTTGCGAATCTTGTTCCAGGCGTCCTTCTTGGTCAGCGGCTCGTCGTAGCACCGTCCCCACTCGGCGGCGAACAGGTCACGGATTTCGTGGGCGCGGTAACCCCGGTCGGTCGGGATCAGGTTCAGCACCGCCTGGACAAGCTGGGCGGCTTCCTCCGACTTGGCCGTCCTCGCCTCGTTCAGCCGGCTGATGTGTTCGCGCATCCGCTCGGGCGAAAGACGCCATGCCCTCGCCCAAGGCGACTCGGGACGACGGGTGATCGCCTGGCCGGCGCGGCGACGGAAGGGGCGGAAGGGTTGGCTCATTGGCCAGACATTTAGCCTACGCCCTCAAAGGCGTAAAGGCTATAATGGCTTGGCCATTATTTACTTTGTTTAATCTCCCTGTAAAGGGAGATACAAAGTAAATGAATTGTCTATATGTATTGCTACTGTGGTTGCTACTGTGGTTGCCTAGACCAACATAGTAGCAAAACATATGGTTTTCGCTGGTTTACCCCCATGTTTTTAACGGGGTCGGTGGGGCTTCGCCCCCCCCGCTGGCGGACGGGGGAATAGATTTCTTAGTGGGGAGTCAATACATGAGTCGGAGACCTAGGATTAGGGCGGGGTGAATGGGAAAACGCCCCACTTTGCCCCGTTTTCAAGGGTTGCCCCGTATTGACGGCAAGCCCCGCCGCCGGTGTCCAGCTTGCGGACGTTGCCGCCCTTGCCGCCCGTGCCGGCCTGCGGTTGCCGTGCTTCCCTTGCCGCTTTGCCGTCCGCGCAACGTTGCCTTGCCGTGATCCTATGCCCCGCCCCGTGCCGTGCCTATGCCTGGCCAGCTTGCCGCCGTGCCTATGTAGGGCCGGACGTAGGGCCATGCCGTGCCGGTGCCGTGCCGCCGGCATGGGGTAGGGGTTGCCGTCCGCCTGGTCAACCCCTTGCGCGGGGTTTGCCGTTGCCGGTGATCACGTCCGCCGGCGGGGCTTTAATCATGTATCAAATTATTTGCCTTTGCCGTTGACCTGCCGCCGCCGGTGCCGTTGTTTATGTGTCCTATGTTCACCCTATCCGAAATTAAGGCCATTAAGAAAACCCGCGCCGCCGCAAGCCGTGCCTATGCCGAAGCTGTTAAATATTACGACTCTATCCCCGACCGGGATGAGGTTGCAAAAGAAGCGGCATTGACCCTTGCCGGTATTGCCTACGGCAAACTTGAAAACGCCCGTGCCGCCATGTCGGAGGTTACGCGCCAAGCTAACTCCGCCGCCGCTAAGTTTGCACCCCGTGCCAAGTAAACCGCAACCCTTCCCTTTCCCTATTATGCAAAACCTAAAAGACGCCCTAACCGCCGCCGCCCTTACCTTGATTGCCTGGATTGTCGCCGTTGCCTTTCTCTCTCTTTAATTTCCCCAACATGAAAACCCCGCTTCCCCCTCTCATTCAATCTCACCTTGCCGAAGTCGCCGCAATTGCGGACGGATTGGCGGCAACCGCTTGCCAGGTTGAAAGCGGCAAGATGCGCGGCCTTAATGTCGCCGGCGTTTTGGATAACTTGGATTTTGTCGCCGGTTGCCTAACTTGGAAAGAGCTGGATCACGCGCCGGCCATGTTGAACGCCGCCGCCCGTGCTTTCCGTCAAACCTTCCCCGCTGACAGCTTGGGATGGGAAGACGCCGCCCGCCTGACTTTGATTGCCTATGCAATTGAGCGCGGCCAGGTGGATAACTACATGAAGGAAAACCCCGCCGCCGTTGCCGACTTTTACTTTAAGAAGGAAAACCCCTTTTCCACCCTTTAACCCTTTCCCCTAAAACACATGATCCAAAAAAACGAACGTCCGCTGACTTATGCCCTACATTGCACCGGGGCTGAGGTTTACCTTCCCGCCCTTGCCGGTGACTTGCCTTATGGGGCTGACATGGAAAGGGCCGCGCAAGTTTACGTTTATGAAATGAGGGAAGCCGGCGGGGCCGATCTAGTCGCCGCTCATATTTCCGTTTGGACTGAGTTTGCCGCCGCCCTTGCCGTTGCCGCCGCTGAAAACAAACCCCGCCCTTAACCCCTTCCCCTAAAACCCATGAAACCCATAAAGCAAACCGTGCCGCCGGTCAAAGCGAAAAACCTATGCCCCACAAAAGCCCCCGCCGTTAACTTGCGCGGTGATTATGCAAGCCCCGGCAAGCTTGCTTTCCGCCCCGCTGCCGCCCCGGTGCCGGTGATCCATCCGGCCGCTTTGCTTCCC